TGGATTATTGAGAGCGGCAATACATGCCTGGCGGGTGACGAGATAGGGTGACTTCGGTTTGGACGGGTCTTTGCGTGTAGCTGTCAGGCGTCCCGACCGTATCCAGTTGCTGGCCGTGGGTCGGGAGATGCCGAGAAACGCGCAGGCCTCATCCAGGGTAAGCGCGTAAGCTTCCATAGATGACCTCTACAGGTAGTTGAATATTGCTCTGGCGATGATGATCGCAATGATTGTGATGATGAGGTGGGCGGGGGGTGATCATGATTTCAGGAATATTATCCAGTGTGTTTTGTCACCTTTACCGGTGCGTTGCCAGATGGTTGGCTTTTGGTCGGTAAGGGCGATTATCTTGCTGACTGGAATTTGAGTTTCGTTCCATTTAAAAATCAGCGTGCCGTGTGGCCGCAATACCCTGAATGCCTCTGCGAATCCGGCGCGGATATCTTCTGGCCACGTCGATTTATCCAGCGCACCGTACTTCTTTCTCATCCAGCTATTTTCTCCGGCGTGTTCAAGGTGAGGCGGGTCAAACACAACCTGAGCAAACGTGTTGTCAGAAAACGGCAGCGCTCGAAAATCAGCGATAACGTCCGGGCTAATTTGCAGTGTACGCCCATCACATAACACATGCTGCTCGGCTCGCTTATCCGTGAATACAGCGCGGACGTCCTGCTTATCCATCCAGAACATGCGCGAACCACAGCACATATCCAATATGCTTACTTCAGACATAACAACTCCTCACGCATAGCGCGATAGTGAATAGGGGGAGGTGGTTAGTGACTAGCGTGCTGCTCGCGTTCTGCGGCCTCGTCGAGGATATCGGCATGCATAATTATCTCCTTACCTTTTCCAGATACTTAACGCCAAACTTACCGACCCTAAGCTCCTTTCTGAAACCGTGACGCACTGAAAACGGAGCAGGATAAATGTCCCGGTTAATCACGCTAAGGCCTATGCCAAAGACACGAAACCAGAAGCCTCCTTTGCGAAAATCATATTGAAGCATCATTATCTCCTTACCTCACCACATTTCAGCTGAGCCATCGGCCGACGCTCATTCAGCCGGACCCTGATGGCTTCGCATTCTGCTTTGGTGGGATAGATGGTTTCAGTAACGGGTAGAGCGTGAGAGTGAGCGGTAATCAGAAGGATGAAGCCTGTCAGCATTTTCCCTCCGGTTTGCGGTAAAGAGGTACGTCACCATGCTTTCTTAACGTCAACATTCCGCCTAACAACCGGCCGCTTTCCATCAACTTAACATCGTCCGCAAAAGCGTAAGCGACTGGCTTTCTCCACGCCTTGCGATGCGACAGAAGCTCTAGAAGCGCCTGTTTGAGAGGCTCATCTTCGCTTAGGCCATCAGCCCATGACTGAATTGCTGCATCGCTAATCATCGTTTATCCTCCGGTTTCGGCACTGCTTCGAGCATTGCACGATAGCCGATTATGCTTAGCCTGCTGATTGGAGCTATCGATTTATCATAATAAGCGGCCAGCATCTCGGCCGTTGGCTCTACCGGCACCAGTTTCCATCCTGCCAGCGCCTCATACTGCTGAGCGGTGTTGTCGATGGGTTCGCTTAACTCTTTGCAGTGTGCAATCGCCGTGTTGTAACCTGCAGCCCAGTCAACGGAAAGATTTAACCTAATCGCGTCACGCATAGTGAGTTCATCCGGCACCTTCACCGGCTCAGCGGTTGATTCCGCCAGCTGCGCTTCAAGCCGGTCGGCACAACGACTGAACTCATGGGCATTAGCCTTCCATTGGTCGCGGCTTTCTGTGACTGAAACCAGCTGCGCCTCTGCCTTCGCCAGTCGATCAGCAAGCTCCAGCACATTATGCGGATTGACGCCATCCATCAGCGATGCCACGGCGTCGGCTCGCTCAGCGTCATTAATCAGTTTCTGAATATCCTTCATTTCCCCACTCCTTCCACTAATTCCATATCGATAACCCGATAAACGATGTCGTCATGCTCAAGCGACCACTCTGTGCCGCCTGTCCAGAACGAAACCCTGTTGCCGAGGTGCTTCACATCCGTAACCTGCACCGCCAGCCCATCCTCAAGCTCAATCATCCATCCATCGCGTAGCCGGCCAGCTTCCGTTTTCAGCCTGCGTCTGTGTTTGCGCATAGGTCACCTGTATGTTGGAGGTAGGCGGTCGTTGATTAGCTCTGCTGCTCGCTGAGCCCGGATAGGATTGCGGATAACTTTCCCGGTTGGAGTAACCCAGCCGCGTTCCTTGCGGCTGTAGGGCAGGGCGATACGCCCGACCCGGATTGCGTCAGTTGGCTGCTTCATGATGAGTTACCCAGGTTAGCGGATAAGGAGTGAGGGCTTGCCGATTTTGATTTTGGCACCGGGGATTTCGATACCGGCTTCCAGTTGGTGCTTAATAGCCATGGCGTCAGGCTTGATTGTTGTTTCGTACTCGACATACTCAGGCGGCAGCAGGCCCGCGTCGGTTATCTCGACCGACTTTGAAGGTACTCGGACGGTAACTTGATGAATGCCTGCTCGAACTGACTTCTTGCCCGCCGTTTTCAGTGACGTTGCAATATAGGCCTTGATACTGGCTATCTTCGATTCCGTGGCCCGCGCCCGCTCAGCCAGCGCCTTTGACTCTTCCTTGAGCGCTTCAGCGTAAACCTGCTCGTTTTTACAAATGGCCAGCAGCTGAGCAATCTTATCCGTAAGCTCGCCTTCCATGCCCTCGACCGTGTCCGCTATGTCTTCCGGCGCCATGTCTGAATCCAGCAACCGGGCGTACTCGTTCGCTACTTCATAGAGCTTTGTCATGATGCAGTGGCCTCCAGCTTATCCTTGCACTCTGCGTAGATGGCCTGCACGTTCTGTTGCAGCTGCATGCCACGCGTCATTTTGAACGCCTCAGCAAAATGCCGCTTCAGGTCATCCATGGTTTCAGCGGCTTCCATGTAGTCACAAAGTGCCTGAACTCTATTGAAAATCTCTTCGTTGCGCTTATTCTCCGCTTCCAGCAGCTGACTTTCCGGCACGTGCTCCATCACTGGCTCGGTGTGAACCCCTTCATCTTCGTTGATGACGTGAATAGCGTTATCCAGACGCTCTGCGCGGGGCCAGTATTTACTTGCCCGCTTAACGATGGTCTTCCGTGCCATCTCTTCCCAGAAGTTCTTCCATGGGCCATTCTTGGCCTTGCTGGTCGCTTCCGTTGCTTTAATTTCCGCCAGGCTCATTTCCTCCGTGAGGTAATCGCCGCCGGGCGTCTTAACTGTACAATAACCGCCCACAACCGCGCCGCGGTCGCCGAACGCGTTGTATTTATGTGTGGGCGCCTTATCCAGTCCGTTTGACTCATAGGTGTCATTGGCGTAAACCAGCTTGCACTGACCCCACAGGATGCAACCGGCCGCCTGTGCAAGGTGAAGCAGGCCCATGTAGCTGATGTCGAGACAAACCATGCCGTCACGCGGCACCAGATAAGCCAGCTTGCTCGCCGGGTTCAACGTGATGCCGATGGCCGCCACGTTGATGATCGCGTTCTGGGCGCTGGTAGGGTTGCCGATAGCCGTCTTTGCCAGATAGTCATTTTTCTGGAACAGCTGGATAGCGAACTGACTTTCCTTGGCCCACGTCACCGCCTGGTCGGTCAGTGCCCCCAGAAACAGCGGCTCCTGCTGCTTAACAAACTGAACAATATCCATACTCATTTATGCCACCTCGTTAAAACTGCGCCGCCCCATGAAGATTTGCAGGGCGTACTGATGCTTTACGTAATCCGTCAGGCTGTCCCAGAGGACGTTATTCAGGCGCTCCTGAAAGTCGATCGTGTCGGCCGCCAAGTCGAATGCGTTCATGTTGTCGCACAGGGCGCGCAGAACGGGCGTCACGGGGTTTGATTTAAACTGCCGGTCCATCGCCTCAACTTCGGCATAG